ATATGCAGCAGAGTATGCAGCAGAGTATGCAGCATGGTCAGCACATTATGCAGCATGGTCAGCACATTATACAGCACATTATGCAGCAGAGTATGCAGAAGAGTATGCAGCACATTATGCAGAGTATGCAGCAGCATGGTCAGCAGAGTATGCAGCAAAGTATGTAGCAAAGTATGCAGCAGAGTATGTAGCAGAGTATGCAGCAAAGTATGCAGCAGAGTCTACAGAACATTATGCAGCAGAGTCTGCAGCACATTATGCAGCAAAGTCTGCAGCAAGGTCAGCATGTTCAGCATATTATGCACGTACAGTGGTAGAGTCAGCAGAGTCTGCAGCAGAGTCTGCAGCAAGGTCAGCATGTTCAACGGGGTCAGCAACATGGTCATCAAAATATCATGAATATTCTGAAAAATTTATAGAGGAATTGGAGAAAAAGAAATGAACAACACATGGTATATAGGCGAAAGAGTTCGCACCTATTGCTGGCACTGTGGAGAACTTTTCAGAACCACGGTGTGCAATGCAAACGGAAATCATAAAAATGACTACTGTGCAAAATGCAGAAGAGCTGTGAAAAAAGTAGAGTCGTGGTCAGAATTGGAGGCACTCGAGACATGACCAATACATGGTACATAGGGGAAAGGGTGCGAGCCATGTGTGATAGGTGTGGGGAAATATTCCAGACCAAAGTTATTTCAGCTTCTGGAAGCACAATAAATAAAAACTGTAGAAAATGCAAAAGAGACATGATAATCGAAAGTAGGAGAAAAATCCAATGATCCAAAATAATCATAAAATCAAAGATGAACTAAATGATGATTTAGATGATGATGATGAATTCTTTGAGGATGAGCTGATGGCGGAGGAGGAATGACTGAATGGACAGAATTTGAGTTGTTTGCAGTTTGTCTGATCATTGGAAATCTTGCACTTGGGATCATGCCTGGATACATTATATGGAGTTCAAAAAAACATGGATTATGTAATAAATCCAAATAAGATTCCCAATTATGATAATTTAGATACAACTGCAACTCGCCCAAGATTAAGATTTAAGGTAGTTAAATGGGTATGGTTGGTTGATGGATAATTCCTTGTAGAAGATCTCAATATTGGGAGAGAAATAAACACTTTTAGCAATACAAGATCATGTTTGATACATGGGCTTTGGAGACAGGTTAAGAATAGCTGCTGCTCGTATTATAGGTGGAGAGAGTCTTTCTGCCAGACCATCTCCAAGACCTCACAACAGTTTATCCGTTAACGCAGTTCATCAGATGGCTAATACCATAAGGGAATCAGGTGGATTTTCACAGCCTGCATGGGGAGCAGAGATTTCCACAGTAGGTGCATATTCCAGAGAGGGGTATACAAGCAGGACTTTTGATGTCCCCATAATTCCATTCAAGGCACAAGTGATGGCTATGGCAACAGACGAAGATGTTCAACTTGCCATGAATCACTTGGCATCACAGGTAACAGGTGGGGCTCATTACTGGAAAGCAGAATATGATACAGTACAGGATAAATTAACACAGTTTAGCAGAGATATAGATTTTGACTGGTTGGATAATATTGTAGTTAAAGAAATGCTAGGATATGGCAATACTGTAATCAAACCAAGATTAGGAATCAATCAGGTTAGAAATAGGGATGATTTAATGTGTATTCCAATATCATCATTTGTGAGGGTGTGGTGGGACAGACAAAGACGACCATACAAGTATGAATTTAGAGGTGCAGAATATCAAGGGTATCATAATCCAGAGGACATTATTCATTTGAAATGGAATCCAGTTAATGCCTCAGCATTTGGCACAGGATTCATTACATCCCTAGTTGCTGAAAGAGACTTTGAGGAAGTTACACCAACAGGAACAGTATCAAAGAAACTGCCCTCATTACTTGATCGAAAATACTCTACCATGATGACTATGCACATTACCGAACGAAGGTATATTCCGCACAATGTCTATGTGGCACAAACTGGCTCAGCAGATGAACGTTCAGCATTGGCAGCAGACCTGGCAGATTTGCAAGCAGGAGAGGATTTTGTTGTTGGCAATAAGGTAGAGGTTCAAGAGTTAGGTAGTAGTCAAAGAGCATTTAATCCAACACAATTTACTGACTTGACACAGGGAGCAATATTCAAGGCCCTGAATGATTTCAGAGGAAAACAAGCAAGTGAATCATCTCACCAATACGCAAACGCAAAGACTTCTGCCGTATTAGACGAGATCGGATTAGCATCATTTCCATTATCAGTAACTAACCAATTAAACGAAAAACTATTCCAGCCGTGGTATGAACAAACTGGTGGAGCATACGATCCAACTTATGATAGTGCAGGAATAATATCAGTTCCTTGGAAGGAGGCAAATCCCCAACTAAATTTCGGCTCAATACAAAAGAAAGATATTCCACCTGAACAAGTAGTCGCATTACTCAACATTGGAACTACAACAGGTGCAGTCCAAGATCCAATTGAAATTAGACAAATATTGGAAGATGCTGGATTGCCCTTACGAAAGGACTACACAGACCAATTGTCACAACAGTATAATCCAGATCCGACACAAGTATTGCCTCCAAACTTTGACACTATTGCTGCCGATCAATCTGGAAGACCAATGGACAATGCAGGGTATGAATCATTTTCAACATCTTACAATCCAGAACCCATATTATCCATGGACGCAACTTATGGTGCTGCTAATCCTTGGGCAGACCCGCAACCATCAGATCCACGAATCAACTTCACCGTAAGGACAGATACATCATTACCAAACAAGATAGCAAAATCATCTCCAAAGATGTTAAGCAATATCAAGGACAAAAAGATGCCAAAAATAGACGGTCTTACCATTGACGATGTTAACGCATTTTTAGCTGCAGGAGTCAAAGAAACTCAGGGAGAGGCAAATGATGCACTAAAGGCATGGGCAAAGAATGACGCAAAGATACAGGAGGCAAAGATTGCCAAACTCGATGCTGACACTCAGGTAAGAGAATCACTTTTAAAGATAATAAAAAAATTAATTGGTGATACAAATGCAGACAATATATAACATCATTTATTCCGATGAGGATTGCAAGGAGAAATTAAAGAACTTTGATTTTCCAAGAGTCGAAGTTGGCAAAGACCACATCATAGAATTTTACATAAAGAACGAATCAAAGAAATGGAGCATGGAGATTTATCCCGTATTTGAAATTCAGACAGATACGGAATCAGTAGAATTTCTTGATCTTCCAGACAAACTTGACAAGGAGGAAAAAAGAAAGGTGCAGTTACGATGGAAGCCGTCTTTGGAGATAGACGATGAATTAAAGGGGTGGGTTGGAATAAAGGGGAGGCTGCTAATTGGTTGAAAATATGGTTAAACTTATTACAAGAATTGCAACTGTGGAGTTTTAAACATGGGAATCACTCACAAAAAAATAGCAACACTGGATGATGAAGTTGGAGCAGAAGTCAATAAGGCTGAATGGAATGATACGCACGATGTTACCGATGGGTCATTTACCATTGCAAAAACCGTGGGATTACAGACAGCACTGTTGCGAGATCATGATAGTTATTCGTACATTGTGTATAAGGATGGTGCTACTACATACGCTAGAAACGGAACTACTGGTGTCATAGATTTTTCTAATACTAATTCTGCAACCGTAATAAATCAATGTTTAACAGGAATAAATACTGCTGGAGGTGGTTGGATCCACGTAAAAAAAGGGACATATAGTATTACAACTGCTTTAGTGATACCCGATTCCGGCGCACTCATATTTTCAGGTGAGGGTGCCGATGAAGATGGCACGGTACTACAAGTCCCTACAGGAAGCGACAATAATCTTTTTGAGTTTACTGGAGTTAAAACTGTCGCTGCTTTTTTTAATGTTTTTAAAGATTTTCAAGGATATGGGAATGATGTAGACGGCACAAATAATACTGGTTTTAAATTAGACTCCACTGATTTTGGGGTAATCGACACGCTTTGGGATAACGTGTTTCTGTGGCACTTCAAATTAGATGACATGTATTTGGGCGCAGTAAGCCTGTGGAATAATAAAATACGATCATGCGTAATAGAGACGGCTGGAAGGGCTGGAATTTATTTAGATAACGAACTTGCGGGAGGTGGACAGGATGTCAGAATCACTGACACCAAGTTTTTGTTTTGCAAAACATATGCAATATACGGTAAACGTATGGCGGGGCTTCTAATTGCAAACAATTGGTTCCATAGAAATGACAAAGATGCTATTGTGCTCACAGGTGGAACTCCGGGAACGACATACTGTCAAAATTTCAACATCACAGGAAACAGATTCGATCAGAATAACTTTGTGGGAACAACCAACACGTATTCAGACATAGACATAATCTCAGCTAGAAGATTTTTAATCCAAAACAATATTTTTATGGGTGGAGGTGCAAAAGTAGTAAAATACTTTGTAAAGCAGACCAACTTTAACGTCTCATTTGGGATAATAAGTGACAACAACATGTGGGGTGCTCCTGGCACATCTAGAATACTTGAGCTGGCAAATGACGACATAAACGAGACAATAATTTATAACAATCATTCGTATACAAGTGCAAACGATTTTGTAAGACTGAGAGCTCCCCAGACTTTAACCGTAAAAACATTGAATCTTGCAAGCAACACTGTTTCTGGCACAACCGCAGAATTTAACAATGCGTTGAGTGATGATAATTTCGCAACACTTGGAGGCACTGAAACCATAACAGGTGAAAAGACATTCGGAACAGCAGGCGGTGCAGTATCAAAACTAAAAGTGGCAGGTGCGACATCAGGGTCAACTATAGTCGATGCAACAGCAGTAGCTGGATCTGGAACTGTAACTTTGCCAACAACAGGAACTTTGGCAACACTTGCAGGCAGTGAGACCCTGACAAATAAATCATTGTCAGGTTTAACCAACACTCTAACCAACATGGGCACTCCATTAGATTTTATACGAACTGGTGGAGTGTCATGGTATTGTGGTGAGGTTACAGTTGGCACAGGGTACACCGCAACTACATCTGTAAATACGCTTAGAGCAGTGCCTTTAATCGTACGAAAGGGATTTGCAATAGATAGAATACAGATAGATATTGTTGGCAGTGGAGGTGCTGGTAACATTGTATTTGGAATTTATAATTCAAAGACAGACGGTACGTTATACCCAGACACGCTTCTTGTTCAGGGCACTGCACATGACGCAACGGTTCTAGGATTGGCTGTTGATACAATTTCTTCAACTTTGGTAGACAATACGCTTTATTGGCTAGTTTATAATACTTCAGTCGCTTGTACTGTCAGGGGATATGCAATAGCAGGACAGTCATCGATATTAGGATCTTCGGGCGCAAGCTCAACAACCTCCAGCAATGTAGGCTGGAAAGTGACATTAACTTACAATGCAACATTGCCCGCAACGTATACTGCTGGGGGCACAATATATTCAACTGGTACAGCAGCAGGAAGTATAAAAATGGAAGTACGGGCAACATGATAATAAAAAAAAAAATTGATGTTAAATGCCCTGATTGCTTTAGTGACATGATAAATTATTACAGTCTTGAGGCTGGTTTTTCATTGAATGCATGCTCGAGTACCACATGCATCAGACACACGACATTAACTGAAGCCAAAAAAGACGAGGCAAAATACATCGGATCTGAATAACATAGTCATGGGAATTTTTAACTCTCAAATTTTTAATGACCCTATATTCAATACAGATTCTGTTATCGCTGTTCAGTCACCTACACCAAAACAGGTCAATATTCACACATTGGGTGCAGGGGTATCATACAGGGAACTAAGACGTAGATCAAGCAGAAAGCCTGAAACATTAGAAATTCTGATTGCCATTCCAGTTCACGGCACGGCATATGCCGACTCGATGAAGAAATTAAAAATAAAAGGAACAGCAAAACTATTATTTCAAATCAAAAAACATCTCTCTGGAAAATC